ATCCCGGCATGCGGGCGGATGGGGAACTCGTCCATATCCCCCGGCACGGCGATAGGCGACTGGACGGCGATAGACGCGGCTTCGAGAGCGAGGGTGGACATGATCGACCGCGCCACCTGAACCCAGATGACGTCGTCAAACTGCCCACGCGGCGTGTCGTCCAGGCCCGGCCGTTCTGCGATGTGAACCGGGCAGCGAGACATCTTGTGGGCGTACTTCGCCAACACCAACCCCTGCCTCGTCGGCAGGAACAGCGTCACCTCGGTGTCGTCAACCCACCGGACCAGCTCTAACTCGGTAGTGCCGGTGTCTTTCTTGTCGCCCCTCGGCGATGCCGGGTCGATTCGGATGGACGACTCGTATTCGGGGAACATCGCTACGAGGTCGTCAATGCTGCGAAGCCAACGCTTCGCGTAGACCTTCGTCCTGCCGTACCTATCCAGCTCGTAGTAGGCGTTGCGCGGGTCTTCCACCTGGATGAAAGGCATCTTGTTCTTCGTGTCGGGTTCGACAAAGAACGGGAGAAAGCCGAGGGTGATATAACGGTCTGCGCCTCGGAGCATCTGAGTTTCGAGTTTGGAGTGCGACCAGTAGTGATCACCGATACGGTTCTTGTTCTCCGCACGCTTTTGGTCAGCGTCGGTCTTCATCTTCCCCGAGACGCAGGCAAGTGCCGGCAGTGGCGCCAACCCCTCTGACATATCCCTTGCAACGATGTCCACGAAGTTCGCTATCGGCGAACCCTCGAATGAGAGGTTGAATGCCAGTTCGGACGGGAACATCTGCCGGATGTTGCCGGTGCGGACCTGTCGAATCAGCTCCATTGTCCGGTCGCGCTTCGAGTTGTGTGATCTGAGGCGAAGATAGTGGCCCATCTTTGCGGCATCGGTCGTAGGAGCGCGCACCAGTGCGCGCGACACGGTCGTTGGAGCGGTCAAGTCTCATTCACCTTTCCCGCGTAGTTGTGCTGGTTGAGCAGTTCCCGCTACTGGGTGTCGAAGATGTCGAGGTTTGCGGGACTGTCAAGCTTGCGGAGAACGGAGCACTCGAAGCCCACCGCTCGCGCGGCACTTCGGTTAGCAACCGAGTCCGAGCAACCTGCTCGGTTCATTCTCCATGTTGATTGCAGCGGGTAAAGGAATTGAACCCTCAGGTTTCACCCTGGCACGGTATTCGACACCGCTTTATCACCCAATTGAGGCTACCCGCTATGGTGCGATTAGCTACCCGATACCGGCCAGAGCGTCGCGCTCAGCCTCTCTCTGGAGGCGCATCGCGCTGATACTGACCACTTTCTGTCTCGACCTGGCGTTGGGAGACATGAAAGGGGATGACAAGTGCGTTTGTTTCGGTCGATTAGACCGTTGAAGTATCCGGCTGAAAGCGATATGGCCGAACCACAGCGCCATCACGAGGTCGGTCTTCACCTTCTGAGCCATCCCTGACGGCTGCCACGTCGTCAGTTGTTGGATCAGGTCGTTGACCCAGGTGTTCTGGCGGGGGGACGGAAGCTCGATGAGCGCCTTCTCCGGCGTCCTCTTCCACCGGCCGGAGGGGTTGGTGGAGTCCGGACGGCCACAGGTGTCGAACAGCGGCCCCATCGTCTGCACACCCCAGTCGGCGTCGAATTTGTTCGACGTGGTCATATGTGGCGTCAGCTTACAACCTCGGCTGCGGAGGAAGTCGACTATCTCGGGGAGCTGGGCGATGAAACGCTGGACGGCGACCGCCTCGATCACCCACTCGTTGATCGAGTAGGTGTCGGTGAAGTATTTCAGCTTGGCGATGATGTCGCCGGCGGTGGCGTCGTGCTTGTTCCACCCGTCCAGGATGTATCGCTTCTCGGTAGCCCTGTCGAGGGCCTGAATCACCATCGCGGTGTTGCCGCTGGCGGCAGGGTCCAGCCCGCCCACGACGTACAGCCCGGCCATCCCCCCTGGTCGGTGGGTCGGACCGTTGCCGGTCATCAGGCCGGGGAAGCGGGCAGTGTTTATACTGGCATCGACTGCCTGGGCGCTGAAAGTCATCTCGTCATCGACGTTCAGTTGCTGGTAGACGAGGTTCCACGAGTTGCTGCGGCGGCGGCGGGCGAGGGAGCGCCCGTTCCACTTCTCGGGCCACAACGTCTTCCACGTCGAACTGTCGCCGTCGCCGTAGGACAGGACTGCCGGCATCCGGAAGTAGGTCCAGACCGGCTGGCCGTCGTTGTCTTCGATGTCGAGCAGATGGCGGTAGAGGTCTTGCGGCGCCACTCGGGTGCCGAAGAAAGCCAACAGCCCCCCCCCCTCCTGCTCGGAGGGCAGCCGGGATTCGATCTCCCGGTCCAGCAGCACCATCTGGGCGTCGATCTCGCGGACGTTCTTTGTCGTGACGACGTCATCGAGGAAGATGACATCCAGTCTGGCGCCGTAAATCTGGCCTTTCAGCCCCAGCGCCTGGACGGTGGGGTCCTTGTCGCCGCCCTTGCCCTTGACGTAGATGGCGTCCTGCGTCCAGGAGTTGTCCGGGTCTTTCCAGCCGCCCTCCGGGGCGAAGCGCATATGCATCTCGCGGTAGAGCGGGGAGGTGAGCTTGAACTTGATCTCGCCGAGGAAGCGGGAGGCCATCGTCTGGCCTTGGCTCATCAAGGCCATACGGATGTCGGGGTTGCGGTGGATCAGCCAGACCGAGTAGTTCACTGTAAACGTCGTGGACTTCGCGTGCTCCGGCGGGACGTTGATCAGCACCCGGTCGGTGTAGCCGGGCGTGTAGTTCATCGCCGGGTCGAGGTCGCGGGGCTCGCGGCCCTCGATGACGTCCCACATCCGGAGTTGGTGCGGGAAGAGCGGCTGGCGGAGGTAGTCGCGGCAGAAGACGTCGAAGTCGGGCACCACCGGCCGGCCAGTAGCCTTCGTCTCTGACTGCGCCGCCCGGATCGCGTCTACAGCCGCCTTGAACTCCGGGTCGCTCTTCCGCCAGTCCCGGTAGGTCTCGGCGGAGCGTTGGGCCAGCGAGCAGGCCTCCTCGACTTTCAGGCCGTCCTGGATCTTCTGGAGGACGAGGGCCTTCGCGTCGATGACGCCGAGAGTCTTGTGGGTGCCGGGGCGAGCGAAGCTCTTAGTCGCCACCGGACCCCCCCTAGCTAGTTGAATTCTTCCACGTCCGGCCGGACAGGACGTCATCGATACAGCTTTCCGAGACGTGGCACAGTCTTGCAATCTCCGACCGACGGACGCCACGGGCGGCGAACTGGTGGACGTAGCGAACCGTCTTCTTATCCAACCGAACGCGACGGGGCGGTGTCGGCGCGGGCTTGCGCGTGCCGGCTTGGCGCCGGGTGAGGATCTCGGCCCTGTCCTCCGCGAACAACGCGGCGTCGAGATCCAGCTCCCACCGCGACGTCTTCTCGGCGGTGAGGGGCTTGCCGCCCAGACGGCCGGGAGGGAGGGAGTCGTACCAGGGGGCAGTCGCGGGGACTGGAGAGGGAGCGAGGAACTGCTTTCTCTCCGACTGGTAAGTCATCTACTCGTCCCTGCCGTAGGCCTGGTCACGTGCAGTGCGGAGCAGGCGGATCAGTTTGTTGATCGCCCTGTGGTCGAGGTCGATGGACCGACCCTCATCGACAGAACCTTCGACTGGCCTGATCCCGTCGAAATCGGCGCGCAGGACGGTGGCAATCTGCACCCAACCGGCGGTCTTGTCCCAGCCGACCCTGACTGCAAGCGGTCGCCAGCCGGCGTGGTCGGCTTGTCGCCGGTCGTGCTCGGTGATGACATAATCTTTGGGCATCACGCCCACACCCCTTCACGGGGTAAACCGCCCTACGAATGGGGCGGACGTTTTTGCGGCGCTGGCCGCGCTGAGCCCCGAGGTCTGGACGTTCCTCGGGGCGAAGTAACCGAGCACCTGCGGTTCTCTTTTCGGTTGCATAGTTATGAGGCCTGGAGAGGCGGAACCAAGGGAGCCTCGACAGGCGCTGAAGCTTTGTCGGCCCAGACTGTCGTCTGTGCCTCCAAGCTTTGCTACAAGCTCTTAAAAGCTCTTAGCCGCGCGCGAGGCTTTTTTTGCTTCTCACTTGTATATGCGGGTATGACCCTACCCGAAACGCCGAGGTTTTGGCTTCAGAAGCTACTCGTAGCCCAATCCGTTACCAAACCGTTATCAAAGCTGTGTAGTTCATCCAGAGATGTCCGATTCCGTCTTCAGCGGCTTTCGCCGACGGATGTAGCCAAATCGGGGCGCCGAGAGTTGGAAGTTCGCTCCGACGCTCCAACGCCAGCACACCCAGTGCCACCCCCCTTCCGGGGAGCCGCCTGTCGCCCACCCGTGTCACCAGACATTTTTGGGTATGGAGTACGTACTATAGAGACCGCCTGACTAACAAGCCCGGGTCAAGATTCGGTCAACTCGAGCAGACGCCGGCCCTACCTCACCACACGCGCGAGCGAGCGGAAAGCGCTGCCTAGCAGGGCATATGCCCATCTCTGTGCCGATGGCACATCATGGGGCAACAGTGCCACTCATGTACTGCGCTGTGCTAGTGATCGGCGGTTGATGCGCTCGATACGAGCGTGTTGCTCGCTCGATGAGTTGTCTAGACCACTTTGCCTTTACGCTGCTGTATCCAACTCTCTTGATGTCAAGAGATCTGTCTGCCCCTGGCCTGTGCCCATGCGAGGACGTCGTCGTATCTCCACACCTTGCCCATGCCCAGCACGGCAAGCGGCGGCGGGAAGTCCTCGCGCGAGGTCAGCTCATAGACACGCTGGCGGCTGATGCCGCCGAGCTTGCGCTGGATCTCCTGCGCTCCGACCAGTTCCATGCCCACATCGTACAACACGAGCCAAGCCCTCTTGACACCCAGGCAGGAGACTGGTACACCTAGCCCTGTCAGTAGCCACTGACACCTGACAGGAGGCAGCATGAGCAGCAGCACCTACCACATCAGCCCGCGCGTCGTCGCGGCGCTGCTGAAGCGGTACGACCAGGAGCGCGGCAGGGCCGCGTACGTCACAGACTGGGCGGTGACAGTCGAAGACGGCCACGTCGTCGGCATCGCGTGCTACACGCCCGTCAACGATCACATCCTGCCCGCCAGCGCGACCAAACACGGCGTCAAGGTGGGCTGAATCATGCCAACTCGGACACTAGAGTCACAGATTGGTAACGGTCTTGCGGATGCCCTTGACAGTGCCATTCGTCGGCGAGCAGTGTCGCTCTCGTCAGCAAGCATCCAAGCAAGGAAGGCAGGCAAGTGATGACCACTCGCACACTCTCCGACCGAATGGACTTCGACCACGTTGTCCAGGTGCACGACGACGGCACCGTAACGGACGCCGACAACGTCTACGCACCCGACCTGTATGACGAGGAGCTGCAAGGCACCGAATGGTCACTACTCGACGGCTACTCGGGCCAGTATGGCTACTCCGGTCCGATGATGCACCCATCTGAGTACATCGGCGGCGGACTGGCACGGGACATTCTCGCGCAGCCGGGCTATTACGTCTCGCTCGTGGCCTATGACGAGAACGGCGAGGACTTCGGTTGGGCCGTTGCATACAAGGAGAAGGAGGAGTCATGACCACCGACGACACCTACAACGGCTACACAAACCGCGAGACGTGGGCGCTGAATCTCGTCCTCAATAACGACCAGGGCTTGCAGGAGATGACCGCCGAGCGTGTCAGCGCCGCGCTGGCGAACTACGAGCCCTACGACTGGTCAACACCGATCACCGCTGAAGAGCGGGCAGAGTACGACGCTGACAGTCGAGCGAACGCCGCTGGCGACGCTGTCAAGGAGTTGTGGGAAGAGCTGACAGACCCAGCCGAAGAGCTTATGCCTCTCGCCGAGATCGTCTCACTACTCGGCGAGGTCGGCAGTGCGTGGCGGATCGACTGGTACGAGATCGGCCAGTCGTGGGTTGACTACACCACCGAGCAGGGGGACTAGCTATGACGCCCATCGTTCGCCCTGAAGACAGAGACGCCCCGCTCGACATACCGCTACACCCGCACAGTCGACGCCTGAGCGTCGGGCTGGCCCCGACAGCGTCAGCACGGCGTGCCGCTGTCGCACGACTAGATCGGACGGGGCGATGAGCGTCCTACTGGTAGGCGGGATCGCCTGGCTCGTCTGTTCGCTAGCACTCCTCGCCGGCGTCGCTTACGTCGGCCGTCGACCGTGGCCAGACCTGGATCCCGACGACTGCCGACAACTGGATTGGGACGCGCATTGTGCGGACGCGCTTGGCGTCCAGACTCCGATCTACGACCAGCTCACAGCTGAGTCGCTGGCGCCTGACTTCGCTCTTTGGGACGCGGAGATGCTGGCCTGAACAGTTTACGTAGTCTTGCCAC